TATACGAGGATGAATTGAAGAGAGCATTAGATGAGGATGGTCAAAGAGCATCTACATTTATAACTCCACAATCTTTTTATCCTAATGGAATATAATTATGGCTAAATGGGCAACAGGTAAAAGATCACTAGCAATATCTGACAGATCCGGTATGGCATTTCCATATACTGAAATGGTTAAAGAATGGAATGGATCTTTAGTGCACTATTCTGAGTTTGAACCTAAACATCCTCAAATTAGAAGAAAAAGAATTGTTGCAGATGCTATTGCATTACAAAACAGTAGATCTCAAAAATTTCAACAACCAACTAACATTGATGGTGTATATGCTGATTCAGGTGGAACAATGGTTGGGGTTGCTGATTTAACATTACCTGGTGACTTTGCTTATATTACACAAGGTCAAACTGTAATGGTGCCTGCAGACCCATCTTTGCAAAATAGAAGAAGAGAATTATTAATGAATATAAATTCAGTAACAGTGGAGATTTCATAATGTCTATAGCATACGCAGATTTTTTAACACAAGTAAGAAACTATACCGAAGTAAGTAGTAATGTTTTAAGTAATACTCTTATACAAGATTTTATTAGATCAGTTGAAATTGATGTAGCTGGTAAAGTGGATTATGATGATTTAAGAAAATACGACACTTCCAATTTTACTGCAGGAAACAGAGCTGTAAGTCTTCCTGCTGATCTTACTATTATGAGATCAGTTCAAGTAATTAATGGATCAACTAGAACTTTTCTTGAAAAAAGAGACACAAGTTTTATATCTGAATACAACAATAATGCTGCTCAAGGTCTACCTAAATATTGGGCTAATTGGGATGATTTTAATTTAATAGTAGCACCTACACCAGATTCTGCATATACAATTCAAATTAATTATATTAAGGATCCACCACAGTTTACATCTACTAATAATACGTTCTTATCTACTTATCAAGAATCTATGTTATTACATGGTGTGTTAGCTGAGGCTTTTAGATATCTAAAAGGTCCTATGGATATGTACAAGCTATACAATGACAAGTATAATGAAGAAGTACAGAATTTTGCCCTACAACAAATGGGGAGAAGAAGACGTGCAGAATACGATGATGGGGTACCTAGAATACAGATACCTTCACCATCGCCAAACACATTATTAAAATAAGGAGAATAATTATGGCAATAACAACTAATGCAATTTGCAATTCATTTAAAAAGCAATTGATGGGCGGTGAGCATGATTTTGATAGCGCAGGTGGAGATACATTCAAATTAGCAATGTACATTTCTACTGCTACGTTAGGAGCATCAACTACTAACTATTCATCATCTGGCGAAGTAACTTCACCAGCAGGATACTCTGCAGGTGGAAAAGCTTTAGTTAACCAAGGTGTTAAAGTTTCATCAGGAGTCGCTATTACCGACTTTGCTGATTTATCTTTCACTGGAGTTACACTAACAGCTAGAGGTGCTTTAATTTACAACACAACTACTGACGGTGGTACTGGTACTACTGAAGCAGTTGCTGTTTTAGATTTCGGTGGAGATAAGACTGCAACTTCTGGAACATTTACAATCCAGTTCCCTGCATTCACAACTTCTGCTGCGATTTTAAGAATTGCGTAATAAAGCAATAAGGAACTAAAATGATATGGCTACTTGGGGACAACAAACATGGGGCTTCGAAAACTGGGGTACACTCGGTGATGCCGTTGTTACCCTAAGTAGCACAAATCTTTCCGCAACAACTTCTATAGGAACCGCTACCGCTGAAGGTATTCTTCAAGTCGGTTGGGGTGGTGACACTTGGGGAGAAAACACTTGGGGTGATTTATCAGGTGCTTTTGCAAACCCAACAGGAATTCAAGCTACATACTCTGTAGGATCCGTAACAACAACAGCTAACGCTAACATTGATGTTACTGGAATACAATTAACTGCAACTAACTCAGGCGCAGTTGGTGGTACATCAGTAGATCTAATTCTAGCAGGACAAGAACTTCAAACATTTTTTGGTGAAGAAACAATTGGTATAGGTGTAAACGTTACTGGAATTTCTTTAACACCAACATCAGGTACAGTTACTATTGATGATAATTTTTTAATTGGTTCTGGATGGGGTAGAGATGCCTGGGGATCAATGGTATGGGGTGATGCTTACTCTGTACAAACAGGATCCGTATCTGCAACAATGTCTATTGGTGCTGTTGCTGAAATCATAGCAGATGCAAACGTAGAATTAACAGGACAACAATTACAAACTGAAATTGGTGAAGAAACTATTACAGCAGATGGTAATGTAGATGTTACTGGAATACAGGCAACATTATCAGTAGGTCAAGTTCAAGGACTATCCGTAGTCGGTAGCCAAATGACTATGTCTACTCAAACAGTAGATATTGAAGCAGGTGGTAATGTATCAGTAAACCCAATTGAAGATAACTTAGATTCATTTATTGGTTCTGTAACCCTTGATATTGGTGTTACTCCTGCAGCAGTTGGCTCAGAGGCTACAATGTCTATTAGTGGTGTAACAACAACTGCAAACGCTAATGTAAATATTACTGGTTTAGCTCTAACTAGTTCTATAGGTGAAGAAACAGCATTTACTGATGTTGTAGTATCCGTTACTGGCCAAGAATTGACAAGTTCTATAGGTGAGGAGACAGTACAAGCTAATGCGGATGTCTCTGTAACAGGTTCTCAATTAACAAGTTCAATAGGTTCAGTAGAACAAAATACTATTTATGACGTAACTGGCTTAGAAATGACTATGTCCATAGGGGAAGAAACCCCTATAGCTAACGCTAATGTGGACGTTACTGGCATAGCCTTGACTGGTTCTATAGGAAGCGTTAATACTACAGCTTGGCAAGAGATCAATTTAGGTGTAAATAATGTTTGGACAGAGGTTGACCTTGCTGCTTAACAAAGGTAAAATTATACTTATTTAGGAGAAATTTTTTATGACATCAAGTTATTCTACAGATTTAAAACTCGAACTAATGGTCACTGGCGAAAACGCTGGTACATGGGGAGATAAAACAAATTCAAACTTAAATTTAATTCAACAAGCAATTGCAGGTTATGAGTCAATAACAATTACTGATTCAGCTACAACTGCTTTAGTAATGTCAAACGCTGCATTATCGAATGCACGTAACATGATTATTAAATTTGCAACTATCACTTTAACTGGTGCAACTACTGTAACAATTCCAGATGGAATTGAAAAATTTTATATTTTTGATTGTAGTGCTATAACTGATGCACAAAATCTTACAATCAAAACTGTTAGTGGTACTGGTTTTTCTCCAACTACTGCTGGGGCTGCAAGTCCAAAAATTTTCGCAGCTTATTCAGATGGAACTAATATCACAGAAATTTCTTTAAACACTTTAGGTGGAACTATAGGTACTTCTCAATTAGAAGCTGCTTCAGTTACAGCTCCAATACTTGCAAGCAACGCAGTTACTACTGATAAAATTTTAGCATCAAATGTTACTACTGCAAAACTAGCAGCATCCGCTGTTACTGGAAATAACATAGCTCAATCTACAATTACACAATCTAAACTTGCTACTGATTCTGTTGGATCAGATCAATTGATTGCAACTGGGGTTACAGCTCAAGAATACACAACTGCAACAATCACAGTTGATGCTGATGGAAGAATTACTGCTGCATCATCTGGTGCTGCAGGAGGAGGCTTTACTCCAAACATTTTAGGATTTGGACCTGCTAGTGGAACTTACACTCAAAACACTGCAAATCAATGGCTAGCTTTTGCTTGTTCTGGAGGAGGAGGTGCAGGAGGAGGTAATGACCGGGGCAATTCCGTAAGGGGTGGAAGTGGCGGTAATGGATTGCTTGCAGTTTTTACAGGAAACTTTAACGCACCGTCATCAGTACCTTACTTAATTGGTGGTGGTGGTAATGGAGGACAGGGTGGTGTTCAATCAGGTACTCCTAATAGAGGTAATGCTGGCGGTGCCGGGGGTACAACTTCTGTTGGAGGTTTATTTAGCGTCAGTGGTGGAAATGCCGGTACTGGAGCTGACACAAACTCTAATGGTGCTAATGGTAATGCTGGAGCTGTAAATACAGGAACTGCAAATTTTACTGCATCTTCTATAAACGGCTTGGGGGGAAATGTTTTAGTTGTTGATGTTACTTCAGGAGGGCCAGGATCAAACACAGGTGGTCCGACCGGGGCTCCTGGACCAGTAGGTGGTCGGGGTAGTTTAATTTTTTATGACAACAGAAGTTAATAGATAAGGAACAAATAAATTATGAAATATATAATATTTAGAGATAAAAATTTTATAACAATGACTGCACACGAGTCTGTTAAAGATAAAATATTAACTATTGAACATAATTCATGGGCTTTACCAGTATCCGACGAACAGTATAGAGATTTTGGAGAAAATAATTCTTGGACATTAAATGCGGATAATAGTGCTATTGTTATAAATAAATTTTATCAAAATCAAGGAACTGTAATAGTTTCTGATCCTGAAGAAGCTAGACAAATATTTAAAAACCATATTAATGATTTAAAAACTAGTTGTGAAAACTCTAAAAAAAGTAATCCAGGTTTAGAAAGTTTAATTTCTTTTTTAGATACTATTGATACTTCAATAGTAAGTTCTATTACCAACACCAATAACTTAACACATATTATTTACAGTTTACCGGGTTGCCCACAAATTTATTGTTACGAAACATATTCAGTTGACTTTTTAAGTTAGTTTTTATACAAACTTTTGTACAATGCAGTTAAAAAGCTATATTAAAGTTTATGATAATTGTTTACCTTTAGAAAACATAAGTACCCTAATTCAATGGGCTAATAAAAAACAAATTTCAGAAAAAGGCAGAGTAGGAAATGACCAAGTAAATGAAAATATAAGAAAAGTAAAACTTTCTAGTTTTATGGACTGGAGCTCTAAAGAAAAAACTAAAATTCATTGGTGCAATTATTTACAATACATTTTCAGTAAATATTTACATGAATATTCAAAAAAAATTTATCCTCACAATCAAAAGTTAGCAGATAATATAATACAAATTGATTTATTAAAATATGAAGAGGGAGGTTTTTATACGCCCCATGTAGATCATTATGGAAATAATCCTAGAACAATTTCCTTTATTTTAATCCTCAATAATGATTATGAAGGAGGTGAGTTAGAATTTTGCAATCCAAACACTGGAGAATCTTACAAAAAAATAAAAGGAACACCAGGTAGTTTAATTGTTTGGCCAAGTAATTTTTTATATTTGCACAAAGTTAATTCAATTAAAAAAGGAACAAGGTATTCGATTGTAGCATGGGCATTATAAGAAAAGATTTTAAATATAAATTAATAAAAAATTTTCTTACTCCAGAGGAGTTAAGTATTGGAATTAGTTTTTATAATTTAGAACATAAAAAAAATATTACATCATTTGATACCAGACAAAATAACAATGGAGATTCTTTTTTTGGAGGTGATAGTTTTACTGAAACTTTTATGACTAGAAAATTAAAAAAAATGCAAGAAGAAACAGGTCTAGAACTTTTACCAACTTATGGTTACACAAGAGTATATACTTTTAACGCAGAATTAAAAAAACATATAGACAGACCTTCTTGTGAAATTTCAACTACTGTTATGTGGGATAGTGATGGAACTGAATGGCCTATTTATATGGATGGAATTCCTATACAGATGCAGAAAGGAGATGCTGTAATTTATCTTGGAATGGAAATAGAACATTGGAGAGAAAATTTTAAAGGAGATTTTCATATACAATCTTTTTTACATTATGTTGATAAAAACGGACCTTATTCAGAATATGAATATGACAAAAAAGATGCAAGACACAATGCATTAGTAATATGAGTGAAAAAAAATATCAAATAAAAGATTGGATTGGAAGTTTTGACAATTATCTTGATCCTAAAATTTGTGATTTTTTAATATCTTATTTTGAAAAACACAAAAATAGTTTAGCTTATGATAGATTCTCTTCTGAAAAATCACCAAAAACAGAAAAAAATGATTTATCTATAGGTGTATCAAAATTTAATAATTGGTTTAAGGAAATGAGTATACTATGTGATGCTGTGACAGAGTGTTTAAATTTATACGAAAGAGATACCAATGTTATAAAATATTGTAGTTTATCAGAACTACATTTTACAGATATTAAGATACAAAAAACTGTTCCAACTGGAGGTTATCATTCGTGGCATACTGAAAGAAGTTACACTAATAATTTATGTACTAGAGTTTTAGTTTTTACTGTATATTTAAATGATATTAACGAAGGTGGAGAAACAGAATTTTTATTAATGAAACAAAGAGTTAAACCAGTAAAAGGAAGAATATCTATCTTCCCAGCTTATTTTCCTTTTGTTCATAGAGGCAATCCACCTTTACAAGAAGATAAATATATTGTAACTTCTTGGTTATTAAATAATGGGTGATATGAAAATAATTTATAAAAAAGAACACATTGAACTAACATTTACATGGAAAGAAATTTTGAGAATTATTTTTAAAAAACATATAAAACTCAACAAAAAATCTTGTTATACTTTTGGAAGTCTTTTAATGAATATAGTCTGTGAAATGACCAATAAGTATGGGGATGCCAAAAAACATGGAATGATAGAAAGTCCTGTTGAGGGCAATCCAATAGATTTATAAATACCAGTATGGTATAATTCCCTATGCCATTAACAAACGTACAAATAAGACCAGGATTTAACAAACAAGTCACAGAAACAGGAGCCGAAGGGCAGTGGACAGATGGTGATTTTGTAAGATTTAGATATGGCTTACCAGAAAAAATTGGTGGGTGGGAACAGATAACTGATTCTACTTTAGTTGGAGCTGTAAGAGAACAATTAGTAT